ATTACCTCATCGGAAATTTTTAGTGGTTAAAGGAGGATACTCCACAAATCAACAAATATTAAATTTTAATAAAAATGTTACTATTATGGACCCACAGACAGATATGAAAGAAGTTTATAAGCAAACAAGAATATTATTATATATGTCATATCATGAGTCTTGGGGTATGTGTGCATCTGAAGCTCAAAGCTATGGAATACCAGTTATATCATATCATTGTCCTGAAACAATTGGATTAAGTGAAAATATGAAAATTAGCGGAGTATATGTATATGATAATATTTTAGATTATGTCCAATGGATTGATAAAATAAATATGTTAGATGATTATTACACATATACAAAAATATCATTAATGGGGCAACAACAACAAGAATTAAATAGCCAAGATCATATAAATGATAAATTTGTAAACTGGCTAATGGAAACATTAAAAAAATAATATACATATAATATATATGTCATTAAAAGATTTACAGGATTTAAATATTAGATGTAATAATTTAACCGTAGATGGTATATTTAAATAAAAATAATATATATATATATATTATATGTCGATCAAAGAATTACAAGACCTTACAATACATCACGATAATTTAAATTTACGGTGCAATAATCTCCAAATAGATGGAGTATTACAAGTCCCACAGGGTATATATTGGACTGAGTTAATTTGCGTATCCAATGCTCCTGGTACTTTTACTTTTGTTTCATATCCAGGCGGTGAGCCATTCACATTTACAGAAAATGATATAATTTTTGATATTATTGGTATTTCTTCAAATATGAGCCCAGCATTAGGAGCAATACAGCTCGGTAGCGCTCAAACCGTAGGAGGACCAATAATAACAACATTTATAAGTGCGGCAGTGTCTAACTGGTTAGCGGCAGTATCAACACAAACAAATACGGTAATGAAACAAGGCACTACAGGATTGTATTTAGTCGCATTACTTTCTGGCGGTGCATCAGTGGCAACTATTAGAATTATTGTTAATTATTGGAGAAGAAGAACACCACTATAAATAAATAAATAGTTTGATAATTTAATTATGTTCATAACATAATTATATTAATAATATTTTTAAATTATAATTGTATTTACATTAAGCGGTCTCTTAATTCTTCTCTTGTCATCATCATTCCTCCATAATCCTCATCTAAATCTAATTCTCCACCCTTAGCCTTTTTTGCTTTTTTAGTTGTTTTCTTTGCTGTCTTTCTTGGTTTAATGGCACAATGTTGAGGAACATTATAGGCCCCTTTTGGACATCTACCCCCAACTTGAGCCCCACCTACTTGAGCCCCGCCTACTAACCCATTACCTAGTAAACCTAAATTTTTACTTAGATTACATACATTTTTTAAACCCTTATGAGCTGATTTGCCTAATGATTTAATTTTTGAAAAAAAATCGCCGCCATAGATTGATTGGGCTGCTTTATGTTCTACCCATTGTCCTTTTTCTCTTGTTTGTACTACATCATATTGATCGATTATACCGATTTGTGATATCATGCTACCATTTGTAACTGTACAGATGCCGTCATATACTAATACTGTGACTAATTGTACGGCTTTGGATTGTGTTTGGTTAACATTTGTAATATTAATAGTATATGATAATTGAGAATTAACATTAACACCAGAAGCCAAATTACTTGGGATAGCTAAATCTTCTACGTCAATTCTTAATACGCCACCTGTCAAACCTGTCACAGTTCCGTTAAATTGTTGAGTAAGTCCGTAGAATTCAGTAAAATTCTGCTTTAATCCATTTTTAACACACATATTATATATGTCATTTATTTTCATTGTCGAAAATTGACCAGAAACGTTTAAATACTGTAAACTTATACTATTAATCTTAAAAAATGTATCTGTAGTGTTATAATCCTTTTGATTGTTTGGCAAGCATGCATATATATATATAGATTTTGGAACGGTTGATAATTGTATTGCATTATTTGGGTATGAGTCTGAAGCATTTGGTCCTAAAGTTGCGTTCATATCATTTACGTATACATCTGTTTTATAATATTGGTAGCTTATCTCTTTTGGTTGTAATCCCATGTCAATCAAGGGCGGGTTAAGATAGTTGACTAACAATAGAGGGGGATCAGTAACACCTGACCCCATTTGTACTGACACTGATGTAATATTCACGCCTGCGTTTGCACCATGTGACCATATTCTCTGTAATTTACCTGCCTTGAAGTTGAAACTGACGCCAAAATTCTTAACGCCTAATAACGCGCTTTGTAAATCACCGGCATTATATAACATTGGGGAAACAAGTAATGGTTCAATCACTGTAAATTTTACTACGGATGTAGTAGCCGTTGTACCATCGACGCTAACAGGATTAGTTAATAAATCATAATGAAAAGCACCACGTCCCATTTTTTGCGCACTATTAAATATTGTTGATAATGGATTTCTTGAAGATCCTTGACCATCAACGTAATTTTGGTAAATATCTAAATAGTTTGGGGTTTGCGATAAATCATAATCAAATAAATTCATATCTGCGTTATATCTTAATAATGCTTGTAAAGCGTCATCATATTGCATTTCAACTGATGAACCATTAATAGTTACTTTTAATGATTGGGTAACGGATGCTAATGGAAAAGCGCGTGGGGCGTCAATTTCATCATTCAATAATGGTTGACCTATTGGGGATGTACCTGTAAAGCTTATTTGAAATTGTACCTTTGCGTACATTCTTCTATCGATTAATACATTTTCACTTTGTGTGTTAAAATTCCATACTATACCAGAGGTTGAATAGCTGTTAGCTTGTTGAGGAACGTAATTCTGATTTTCACAACCTTTAAAAATGCCCCATTTTAATTTATCTTGGCTATATTTCATTGCCTCTAATCTTGGATCTAAAATATTTTCCAATTCTAATGGTTTTATGCTATTTGACATTGCCATAACTATATATTATATACTAATATATTATTTTTTTCTTTTTACGAAATAATAATTTTATATCTACTGAAGCATTAATTGGAATCATCATTGGAACTAAAACCCCGTTTGTTAATTGTAAATATATTTCTATATTAAAATTATTTAATTCATTATCGCTAACTAGGTCAATCCATTTATAAACGTTAGGATTATAATATAAGTATTGTCTCCAATTTGCTCCGTTAGTAGCTTGTGTATCATAAATTATATCATAATATGATACTATTGACCGAAAATTCGGGTTAAATGAGTTATCGCCTATACCTGCTGTGGTTAAATTTGGATTATATACTTGTGGTATATATTCGTCTCGGGTCTGTATTGTACTAGATGTAAATAAAATACTTTTTATATTTGCCCATAAATAGCGACAATCATATTCCTGTGTTATTTTTAAATATGGTGGGTTTGCTGGTGGTGCTGGTATTGTACCACCTTTTAACGCATAAGAATTATAATTATGATCGGTATTATTATGCTTTATTATTATTTTAAAATCTTTATACGCTGGTTGGTTAAACCCGTAAAAGTCAACCTGTATAGCTTCTAAATAGTTTAATAATAATGAATTTATATATATTTGTGCTCCCGCATCATTTGCGTATGAATACTCACACACATATGATAATAAACCCGTATCTGAATCATATTGTACCCATATAGGAGTAGAATGTATACCCCCATGATGACTATTAAAATCATTATAAGCATCTAAAAATGCTTTATTTATCATATCTATAAATGCTTGAAATGTATAAACATAGTAATACTCGCCGCTAATATCTTGTAACCCATTATTTTGACTTGGTGGCTTTGGAATTATTGTATTAGCGCTAATATCTGGCTGGTATATAACATTTTGGTGATAATCTTGACCTTGATAAGAATAACATACGCCGTATGGTGTAGCATTAATATTAGAGTTATTACCTTCTAAAATTGGACAAACAAATACAGGAATTTGCCCGCGTAAATTCCAAAATGTTACCGCACATTCATAATCGGATTGTTTTTTTAATATTGTACTGGTTTTATCATTTTGTACTGCTAATATTGGAGAAGCGTCGCCAGCATATATATTATCGATTTTAATATTATAATATATATGTTCGCTATCTTCATATTTTGATGTTTGATTATTATTATTACTTAATATCTTATAAGACATCTATATTATTATATTATATTTTTAATTTGTTAAAATAGTTATTAATACATCAGGCTTAATAATATCTTTATTCTCTAAAAATAAATTTGCGAAATTATCAATAGAAATATTTTTATATTGTAATCTAACAATAACCCAGCGTCCACAAGTTGAAATATATTCTTTTTCCTCTTGTAATTTATATTCATTATATTCGACTGGTTTATTAGATTTATATAATAATTTTGTTAATATTCTATGTTCTTGCCTTAGTTCTTTTCTTAATTGTTTTGATATAAAATTTAATTGATCATCAGGGATAAAGCCGTATGAATCGAAAAATATTATATGTCCGTTATCATTTTCATAAACACAACACCAATGACCATAATTATGTTTAGTTAAATATAATAATATGCATGCTTTTGATTCACCCAATAGCTCATCTAAATCTTTATATAAATGTATGTTATCATATGTAATAATATTAGGTTTAAAATCTAATTTTTTCATTAGCTCCATGCCATTTAATGGTTTAGCTATTTCCTTCCTTAATTTTAAATCTAAGTTTTTTATATCCATATAATTATAAAATAAATTAATTTAATAAATATCCGCCTTTTTCATATAATACGAATACTGGAGCTTTTGAAATGGTAACCCATCTACTTGGTAATGATAATAATTTAGTTAGATCATTTTTACCAAATCCAAAATATTTATCCATTAGATACTTTAATGAGTATTTTGTACACATAGCAGGAAAAATTGTGATACTATGGCACTCATTTAATATTGTTCTTGTTTGTTTATAATTGTTTGCCAGATGTGAAATATAACAAAATGATATTTTATATGATCGGCCTTGTTGTAAAATCATATCGCGTAATCTATCCATTTCATTAGATAATGATTTATTTGGTATTGCTTCAATATCATCAAATATTATTAAAGAATTTTTTAATTCATTTATTTGTATTGGATCATCTACTAATGATTCATCTAATTTAACCCTTTTAATATATTTATATTGGTCCAATACTTTATCCTCTGGTTTATTACTAAATAAATAAATTTGATTATTTGGAAATAATTTATAATATGCTTCAGCAATTTTAGATACGTATGTACTTTTTCCACTTCCAGACATACCCGTAATATAGAATACTTGGCGTTCTTTGGTTGTATCTATTATTGGTTTCATTTCACCGTCGGATAATATTATTTCTTTACCTTTAGAACCTGATAATAAATTTAAGGCTTCATTATATAAATACTTTAAATCTTTATCATCTGGTTCTATTTTATTTATTAATGCTTGTTGTAATTTATCTAATTTTACAAAGTTTAAACGACCTTTCATATGTTTAAAAAAATTCTCAATTAATATTTCCATTTCATTAACATCTATATTTTTTTTACCACATGATAAACAACCTGCTTTAATACATTTTAAACATTTATCATGAGAACAATTTTTATGACTACATATATTTTTTTGGTCTTCATCGCGTAGATATAGTATTTCAGCATTATACTGACCACCGTAAATTATGGATACTGGCGAACCATTTTTTAAAGATAAATTATATTTCATTATATATATACTAGATATTTTAATTTTTTACAAAACAAACTATTTTATTATAAACTATTTATATGATTTAATAATAATTTTCTTGTCTTATTTGCATTTTCGCACGTGTTACAACCGCCAATTAATCGCGTAAATGTTGCAGCTAAATCTGTTATTTTTCTACCAAATCTATGCAAATATGTGGGTGTTTCTTTTAAAATTTGTGTAATATCTTGAAATAAAAATTTTTCTGCATCGATAGTATTAATTTTATTAGCTTCTAATATGTACCTTATAAAATATTGACAATTATTATAAAATGGATCATAGTAAAAAAATGATTTATCACCAACCATATTTAAAGTCTCAGCCATTAAAGTATTTAATGTGTTTATGCCATTATCGATGGCTAGGGGGTATATTTGTGTTTCTGAATTAGTATTATAACTTGTAGAGATATTAACAACTTCATTTTTTTCGATAATAATATTTTTCATCTCATTATCACATTGAACGGTTGCAACTAATGCTAAATGAAAAAATTTATCAAAACTATATTTTTTTGTACTTTTTCCCCATTTACCTAATGAAATTAAATTTAATGTACTCATTAGAACATCGCTTAAAGGGGTTCTGTAAATAGTTAAGCCAATAATTCGACAGTCACCATATTTTTTTAATGTTTGTTTAGATTTATTAGAATATCCTAATAATGGCTTTAATCTACCAAATAATGAACTTATTTTTTTTATAATAGTGGGGGTATATCCTCCTTTTTTTATTAAGGCTAATATTTTATTTAATTCTTTTATATCCTCATCATTATCTATAACATCCTTATAATTATTTAATAATTTGGTTAACTCATTATAATATACTTGATTCATTATATTATAATATTAGATATTAATAATGAAATTTATAATATCAATGGGGCTAATGTTTTAGCATATGGTATAGCATCCTTTATAAAATTAATTGGCATCATAAAACCTCTTTTAAAATCTTTCCACCAATTACCACCATGTAACTTTTTCAAATTTCTTATAATTTTTCTAGATTCTGTTAGATTATTCCCCATAGATTTCAAATATGCTAATGCTTGTTGGTTTTTTGTCATCTTCTTTCTTGCTCCTCCAACTAATCCAGCTCCACGTAATTGTACAAATTCCTCTATTAATCTTTTTCCATCTTCTGTACTTATTGCATATTTCATAAATTGGACAGGGTCTATAGATTTTTGTGCAGTTAAGTTACATATTTTAGTGTTTTTATCATATAAATCTTTAGCACCTCTTACCCCGTATCTTTTTACGCATTGTTGCCACGCTGTCAATGGTTTTTTTGGCGGTGTTGGTGGTTTTACATCTAATGATGCGAGCAATTTATCTCTTATATTGATTTGTTCAATCATATCCCTAAAATCCATTGTCTTTTTAGCTTCTGAGGCTTTTCTTGTTGTATATTTTGTCTGTGTTCCCATAGCTTTGGGTTTTGGTTTTGCTTTGGCTTTTGCTTTGGCTTTTGTTTTTTTAATAGATGCGCCTCCTATTGTAAATTGAGAGTTATCATACTTTGCCGTATTATCGAGTATGTTTAAAATCCTATTTCTTAATTGCTGTTCAGACATTATAATATAACTATAGATATTATTTTTATTTATTTTGTAAAACATCCATTATATCCATATTATTCCCCTCTATTTTTTTATTTTTTTTATATTCTTTTGATTGTTCAATTAATTTATTTTTATTTAATTGATAATATTTTTTATGATATTCTCTTATTTTTTCTTTATTTTCTTCATAATGCTTTTTCTTTTGGTTTAATATTTCTTGTTTATTATTATCATAATATTTTTTAATGTAAGGTTTACATTTTTCATATTGTTCACTTCCCATATATATATACTATATATTTTAATTCTATATTATATTTATGTGCGTTCGAATATTATAATTATTTGCTTCGTTGTTCTGGCTCTTGACAATGCTGTATAAAATAAATTAAAATCAAATAATGAATTAACATAAATAATAATTTTAATATTATCATCTTTAGGTAATTGGCATCCCTGATAGCTATGAATAGTCTTAAATAATGTCATTTCATAATTTGCATGATCTGGCTTTATATTTCCTAAATATTGCCCTTTCATTTGTTTCTTTTCTAAAATTGTTTTATTTATCCAATATTTTGGCAATGTACCTTTATTTATAAAATAATTGCTAATATTAATATTATTTGATTCATTCATTTCATTAAGTGAGCTAATACCCACGTCATGATCATTATATGTAACATCATTAATATTATGTATATTATCATTAAAATGATCTATTATATAATTTTTCAATAAATTAATATTTTTTGTTGTTCTCATAAATGATCTTAAATTATTTAATTTATCATTTAATTCATTATCAAACCTATAAGATTTTTGATACTCTATATACTGCATATTATCAAATTTATTTATTACTTCGTTTTTTATTGAGCATTGATAATAAAAACCATCTTTATCTATATCACCTAATACAAAAATAAAGCAGTCAGGATAATCATTAATAACATTATTTATTATTTCTTTATCTAATAAAGTCGATTCATCTAATATAATATATCTTATTGTTTGTAGTTGATGCTTTGCGTATGTTTGATTACCGATATAACCTAATAATTTATGTATTGATAACCCATAAATATTATAATTTTTTTGTTGTTCTTGTATTAAATTCCAGCAAAAAGTAGAATAACATATATTATTTGTTGATATATTTTTAGTATTCAATAATGAATAAGTTTTTCCAGAACCACCTTTACCACCTATAAAAACAATTCTATTATAAATATATTGCATATCTTGTGTAAAAATTTCATTTACATAATTTATTTTTTTTATATTTGGAGTATATAGGGGATTTTTATAATTATCTGAGATCATGTCCTCATATTCATCAATTTCAATATATTCTATTTTTTTGTCACGTTGTATATAATCATCATAATCATCGTCAATAT